TTGTAATTGCACTTTCAATTTCTAACTGGAACAGGTTACAAAACAAACAGTATGGCCAATATGCTATCCAAGGTAATAGCAACAAGACAGACTCAGGGTTTAAGTACTTGTAGTAAATTAAGATAGATAATTCAATAGACTATAAATTTATATTTATTAGTATGGCAGTTAAATTAACAATTAATGATACCAAGTTAGAGTTACCCTCGAGACTATCAATTTCACAGTGGGAAGCTCTACTTAAATGGGACTATGCAGATGTCAAAGATTGGCCATATATTTTAGCCTGTGTCTTAGAAACAGATGCAGAGCAATTTAAATCTGCAACTCTAGATAGTATGACTCTAGCTATATCATTTGTTATAGTCTTGATGAATGCTCGAGCTAAAACTGATATCAAAGACTTTAATACTATTAACTTTGGAGAGTTTGTAGATCTAGATATTTGGATTACTAATGGTGTAGAAAAACATATAGATGAGATAATAAAGTGTCTGCAAATTAGAACACCATGGTCTGATGAAGCTCTATGGATCATAGAACAGTATCAGAAATTCAGAGTGCATACATACAGATCATACGCCGCTCTATTTGGTTTAAATGACAAACCAGAAGACAGAGATGAAGAAGACTTAGACGACGTAGATCCACAAAAGATAGCTAAAGGTTGGTATCGCATCATAGTAGATCTTGCAGACAATGACGTCCTAAGATTAGATGCCATTACAGAACAACCATTAAAGAAGATACTTAACTTTATGAGCCTTCGTAAGGAACTACAGTTAGAAGAGAACTTTAAACAATTACAACAAAAGAGACAAAATGACTTATCAAGAAATCGTAAATAGGATCCAATCAGTAGTCGACAACCACTTTCAGTTAGCTGATTTTGGTTATGGCGACCTCAGTGATTTAAAAACTAGATTTGAGAATACTAGCGGAGACTCAGCAGTACAAGCAGATTACCCATACCTATTCTTAAATCCAGGTACACACTCTCGTTCAGGTTCAACTATTACTTACAACTTTAATATGATTGTAATGGACATGACAAGAGGTGAAGTAGATGACCAACCATATAACAACCAGTTAGCTATTCAGAGTCAGTGTCAGCAAATGATTGATGATGTCTTAGCAAATCTATATTATGGTTTTAAAGATCTACCAGAAGTAGTTAGAACTAATATTAGTTATCAACCATTTAATGAGAGATTCCAAGATGCAGTTAGTGGTATGACAGCAAGTCTAAGTATAGAAGTACCTCAAGGTCTAAATGATTGTATCGCACCTATTCAAGAATGGGAATTAGTAGATAGTTTCCAAATACCAGCACAGACATATGATTATAACTTTGGTAATATGGTTCAGTGGTTAATACCACAAGCTATTGAGACTTACAAAATAGAATGGGATGTAAGACTAGGTAATGTCGCTCCATTTACAACTGGTGGTACTGCACCATTTGATGTGCCATACTTAACTATATGGCAAGGAACTGATTCACCTAAATTCTTTGCACAAGAGGCGTACAGTTCACAGACTCTGAATGCACAGGCTATAGTAGGAGATACTATTATTAGTTTAGAGGATGACGCACCAGATGACAACACACTTTTTGTAGGACTTGGTTATGATCCTAATCAATACTATCCTGATACTAGTGAAGTGCCTGTAAATATACCAACGATTAGTAACGTAGTATTTGGTACAGTTAAAATATATAGACTAGTCTAATGAGTAAATCAGTTGATGAATTTATCGGTGAATTACAAGAGTTTGGTAGACGTGCAACAGATCTATCAGATATCTTAACTGGCATAGGTCAAGAGATAACGGCTGACCTAAAAGCAAAGGCACCAAAAGGTAAAACAGGTAACCTAACCGCAAGTATATCATTTCAAGTTACACAAGACTCACTAGCATTAGAGATGTTAGATTATGGTGTGTTTCAAAACTATGGTGTAAATGGAACTGATGAGAATGCAAACACCGAAGCAACAGAAACTAGTTTTGTTGGTTCTTTCGGGACAATACCTAAAGGACACACATTTAAATTTAAAAAACAAACTATTGGTGGATCGCTACCATTTCCTGTTAGAAGATCAATTGCAGAGAGAGGCCTAAACAGACAAAAATTCTTTGATGTAAATGATCTCATCGCAGAAGTAGCACTAAGAATAGAAGAAGAAATAAACACATTTGAATAATTATGGCAATTAACGTAGAACAAACACCAAACGGCGAAGCAGCAGCTGGCTCTTTTGAGCCCTTTGATTTGGCATATGGTCCTAATCCAATTACATTATCTAATATAGATACTGGCTTTACTAAATATGTAGTAAGAATTCTTGTAGTAGGTAATCCCGATCCAATAGCAGAACTTAGACAAACTCCTAACAGACAAGGTAAGGCTATCTTTGATATTCAAAATATCTTACAAAATTATGTAGGACCATTATCAAATGATATAGATAGTTTACATTTTGATCTCGGTGGGTTTGTTGCACAGAATACACGTATGGCACTCGCTGGTCCAACTCTATTAGAATATCAGATTCAATACAGTCAAGAAAATGACGGTGTAATAGATCCTGCAGGATTTACAACTATATCTAATATCTTTACATGTATTGCAGGTAGTAAACAATATTTTGAAGTACCATTTAATACAGATCCATATAGACCTGAAATAGAAGGTGATGACTCAAATCCAGTATGTTCAGTAATTGAAAGAGCAGCTGGTCCATTATCAGATAATATGTGGACTATACCTGACACTGCAACTGGAGATACACTACTTACAGCAAATGGAGGTTATCCTAGTATTGGTGGTATCGATATGCACAATGTGTATATGGATGATCAATGTACTAAATCATTTTATCAGAAAGTTCAATTAGGGTCACCGATACCAGCACCTAATGTAAATGGTATTGAAGCTTTTTATGTGTTACAGTTTAATTATGCAGGTGCTATTATTTCTAATAACATCTTAGCAAATACACAATCATCTGGAGGAGGACCTAACCTTTCAATAGGACAAGGTACTGGAATTAGTGGACCATTTCAAGTGATCACAGTTGCATCAGGACCTGCTAACTTTCCAGTAGGTGTACTTCAACCTAGTTGTACACACTATTATATAGTACCAGTAGTGTATGGTCCAGTATCATGTTCACCAGATGGTCAACAACAAACACCTCTAATGAACGCAGCTGCATGGAGAGCTCAAAGATATAACATTGCACATAAAAAGATTTATAGTGGTCAAGGTGTTGTCACAGGTATAGAGCAATTATCAGCTGAGTGTAATGACTATTCACACATCCAATTTGCATGGCAAAACTCATTAGGTTATAGAGATCAGTTTACATTTACTAAGAGAGTAAATCATAACACTAATACAAGAAACAATAACTTCTTAAAAGGAGCTGCAGATTATAATGGAACCAATTACTCAGTAGATCTACAAGACAGAGGTTATACTACATACAGTCAAAAGATAGAGAATGATTTTACTGTTATGTCTAACTATATGAATGATGAAGAAGCACAACTACTAAAACACTTACATCAAAGTGCAGAAGTAAAGGTTAGATTTGCATCAGGACCTTATGCTAATCAATGGGTTCCTGTTGTAATTACTAAAACTAGTTATAACCAAAAAACAATTAGAAAAGATAAACTATTTCAATATACAGTTAATTTCAGATTAGCGTCTAACACTAAATCAATGAGAGGATAATATGATACAATTAAAATGTCTACCATTTGAAGGAGCTGATCCTAGCACATCTATTTTTATAGAGTTGTATGAGACACAGCCAATTAAACTTACATTATCAATAGAAGATGTAACCAGTGCTGATGCTACTTCAGTATTTAGTAGAACATTTAAAGTACCTGCAACCAGAGTAAATAATATATTCTTTAAGAATGCATTTGCAATCGATGGTACAGACTTTGATGTTACTATAAAGAAACCAGCAGAGATCTTAGTAGATGGTGCTGAGTTTAAGACAGGTCACGTGCGCCTACAGAAGATCTATATTAATGAAGATCTAGATAAGATAGATTATGAATTACTCTTCTTAGGAGAGACGAGAGACTTTAGCTCTGCTATTGGTGAATTGACTATGTGTCAGTTAACTTTAACAGACTTTCAGTGGGAAGATGCAGCTGGTAATGTAGTCTTAGATTATGGAATTGGTTCATCTAGTAATGCAGTAGCTAAATACACAGAAGTAATTGATCAAGCTGTATTAGAGTCCAGTTGGAATGCATATCCTGGTGGTTATGGAGCACCAAATGCCTATGATCCAACTCTTGGTATACCACCAACTGCTACACAGTTAACTGCAGGACACATTGATGGAGATCTTCTTTTTCCATTGATCGATCATGGTAATGCTTATGATAATAATGATACTTTATCTAAACTAACTATATCAGGTAAAGGTATGCCTAATAGTTTTTGTGATGCTAGTGCTCAAGGAGTTGGACTAGATGTTAGTAGATTTAAACCTATGTTTAGATCTAAAAGAATATGGGATCAAATATTTCAGAATGCTGGTTATACATATGAATCAGATTTCTTAAACTCTCCTACATTTAAACAAATGTATGTTAGTGCTTTTGGTAATATAGAAAATATTGGTTATACATCAACACAACAAACTAGTGGTGTGTTCAACGCCTTCTCTGGAGGTAACGGTGAGAATGATGTTAACAGTTACATGTATTGTCCTAATATAGTTTTTAATCATCCTAATTATTTTATTGGAATTACTGATACTGGAAGTCAAAGTGGTGGTTCTTATTTTAATTCAACTGGTGCTAGTAGTATAACACCTGGTGCTGAAGCTTATTATAGTTTCGATTGTGGTGCACAAGTAGATGCACAACAAGAAAACTCAGATACAGGTTATACAGATATAGACTCTAGAGTTGTTTTATGTCTAGTAGATAGTGTAGGTGGTTCTATTCTACAAACACTTGCAACAGGTAACTGGGCTACAGGTGGAAACTGGTCGAGTCTTAGTTTTGATAGTAGACAATTAAGTGCAGGAGATCAAATAGGTGCATCAGCTATTTTCCAAGTCTTTATAGAAAGTTACAATGGTTCTCAATCTCAGGGTCCTTCAAATGTAGGTCAAGCATATTGGCATTGTAATGCTGCACCTGGTGAATACAATCCAGTTAGAGACTTAGATTGTGAATATCAACAAATTGATTTTATCAAAGATATTATTACTCAGTTTAGATTAGTAATGCAACCAAGTACTACTACACCTAATCATTTTATTATTGAACCATGGCAAGATTTCATTGGTTCAGGAGATGTTTATGATTGGACTAGTAAATTAATTAGAGAAAAAGATTTTATAGCAGAACCTTTATTTAACACACAGTCTTCGCAAATAGAATTTACACATGCAGAAGATCAAGATTTTATTAATAAGTTTCATCAAGATAATCAAAAACATGCTTATGGTTGGTTAAGGTTTGATTCACAAAACGAATTACTAAAAGGTAAAAGAGAAATAAAAGTAAAAGGTATAGCACCAACTCCTATTGATCAAATAGTACAAGGTGGTTCACATCTAGATCCTGAATTTATATTACCTCAAATATTTGATGCTGATGGTGACGATGCAGCTAATAATCCCAAGAGAGTTGCTATTAAACCTAAGACTAGATTTCTTTTCTATAATGGTAAACAACAAATAGACAACCTTCATTTTCACTGGTTCCTTGCTACTAATGCGACAGCATATGGCTATTACCCATTAGTTAGTAGCTTTCAATGGTGGCCTGTTCAAAATATAGCAGGAGATCCAGCTGCTACACCGCCAGTACCAGCTTTGAGTACACTTACTCTTGATTTTGCTAATGATATTAAATATTATTTAGATCCAAATCCAGGTTCAGAGTATCTTGAGACACCTAATACTTTATTTAACAACTATTGGGGTCGTTATATTTCATCTTTATACAATAAATTTAGTAGAAAGATTACAGCATACTTTACACTCAATAGTGTAGATCTACAAAACTTAACATTTGATGATGTTATTTTTATAGATGGCAAGTATTATAGACCTGAAAAGATTATAGATGTACAAATAGGTAATAGAACTGCAGTTAAATGTGAATTAATTACACTAAAAGATCAGCGAGTATTTTGGCCTAACGAACCTCTAACAGGTTTTAGTATTATAGAATATGATGGAACATGTTTTGGAGATAATGGTGAGATCCAAGTAACTACCAATGGTACACCTCCATTTACTTGGACTATAACAGGAACTGGTCAAACAGGTGTCTATAACGCACCAGTAGGTGCAGGTACATATATCTTTACAGTTCCTAACGTACCATTAGGTCAAGACGAATTAGTAGTTGTAGATACATTTGGTAGAACTAGTATTGTTGGATTTACAATCGCTAATAATAATTCAACACCTGTTACTGGTGCTGCACCTATAGTTACAAATCCAACAGATTGTGGTCCTGCACCATGTAATGGTTCTATAGAGGTTACTGCAACTAGTGGAGCAACACCTATTGATATAATTTATCAAGATGGTTATACTGCCGTTTTACCAGATACTAGAACAGGTTTATGTGAAGGTGATTACTTATATTATTTAGAAGATAATAATGGATGTCAATCTGCTGTAGAAACTGTTACTTTAACATGTGATTCTGGTGTACAAAATTATGAGATTAGAGAACTCTTAAATAATTGTCAACAAGTTTCAACAAATCCATTAGTAGCCACTTATGCAAGTCAACTACAAGCAGGTGATGTAGTTCAAATAATAAATGATATTAGATGTTATGTAGTTATTGGGATTACACAAGATGCAGCTGAATATCAAATAACTACAGTATATGCTGATTGTGAAACATGTGAAACTGCTTCTGGTAATTTTACAAGTTATCAAGTAGAAGCATGTGATGATCAAGGTGTTTATAAATATGTAGATCTCGCAGTAGTCTTAGCAAATAATCAAGTTGTAGAACTAGTGGGTGTACAAGGTTGTTGGATAGTAAGAGGAACTAGTTTAAATGTAGCTGCAGAATCTGTACAAGATCTATTTAAAGACTGTGCTTCATGTGCAACTGGTTTTACATATTATGCATATGCTTGTGATACTCAATCGTTCCCACATAGACAGTTTGATAGTGCAACACAATTAA